TATAACGACTTTTACACGTAATTACAAGTAATATTAAAATTAATTTAATATTAATTTGACATTAATATTGAAATAAATATTAATTGTAGGTGGGTAGTAATTAAAAATTTTTAGGCGATTATGTGTGTAATTATTTGTGGCAATCCACAAGACATTAAAAAAGAATATTTAGAAAAAGCATTTAAAACAAATCCTCACGGGTTTGGTTTAATGTATGTAAGAAATAATAAAATTATTTCTGAAAAATTTGTCACTAAAAATTTCAAAACAATTTTAAAAGCATTTAAAAAACATTCTAAATTTACAAATGAAATAGGATTGCATTTTAGATACGCAACAGTTGGTAGTATTAATAATTTTAATAGCCACCCTTTTGCAATTCTAAATAAAAAATTGGGCGATAATTTTGATATTTCATTAATGCACAATAGCCCTAGAATAGTTGCCCCAATATTAGATGATAGTAAAAGTGATACTTATTTTTTTAGTAATATTATTTTACGTCCAATTCTAAAATCAAAACCCGATTTAATTACTGATGAGAAATTTTTTAAATCTTTGGAAAGCATTGTTAATGCTGAAGGCAATTCAAGGGTATTACTTTTAAATAGTTTAAATAAAAAATTTGATTTTGTGGGTGACTGGATTTCTTGGAATAATTTAAAAGTTAGCAACACTTATTCACTAGAAGAATACAAACCAATTTCTTATTCAAGTCATTCTTCTTTTTATAATCATAATAGTATTGAGTTCGATACTACAAAAACAGTTGCTAAAGATACAAAAGAAATTCCATTTAAAACTTACGGGCAATCTAAAAACCGACTTAAAATAGATTATGATAGTTTAATTGACATAATGGAAGTTATAGACAACGGGACTAAGTTCGACATTTTTAAAAAAATTAGAAAGTTAAAACATATAGAAATAGCTGATTTACTAAGCCAAATTTCTGACGAAAGATATTTTAACGAGTATGACAACACAAGGGAAATACAAATCAACGATTTAAAATAAAATGTTTACCGATAAATATTTAATTTCTAATTTAAGATTTTTAAAAAACGAAAAACACTTATATTTATCTGGTACGTTTTTAGATATTTTTACAGATACTAACTTAACAGAATATACAAAGGCGATTAATTGTAGCCATTTGACTCAATTACCTTTTAAATTAAATACAAGTGGTTTTTTAAAATCAATAACTATTGAAGATAACAATAATAAATTTAAAATTTCTTTAGATAAGTTTTTAAATGCTATGTTTTTTAAACATTTAATTAACAATTCAACTGAAGATAATATTTTAAAAGATTCGCATTGTTTCGGGGAATATATAGTAGGTCGAATTGGTGGTAATTTAAAGAATTATTTTAGAAGTAAATTACCTAAAGAATTTAATCTATTTGACGGGTATTTATTAACCGAAATAATTACAGATAATTATAATTTTTATAGTATTAATAACCTTTTAAATTCTGGGTTTTACTACAATAATAATTTTTCCTTAGATTATTCGAGAAGTTTATTAGATTTAAATAATTTTTTAGAAACAATTAAATTTAATGTTAATAAAAATAATGTCGTTCAATGTGGTATGACTGGGTTATATTTCCACAAATTTAATTGCTTGTCTTTATATGATAGTGTTATTGATGATAGTATTAATTTTAATACAGCTATAAAAAGACTTGAAAGCCCTAAATATAATTTAATTAAATTTTTTAATCTTACTAATAAAATAAAATACATTCATAAATATTATATAGAAAATATATCTGGTCAATCTATGTCAAATATAGGTGGTACTTGTTTACGTGTCGCAAATTCTAGAAAATCGGTTAATCACTTATCAACGATTAGATATATCCCAGAATTAAAAACGGCTTTATTTAGTGATGACAAATATTTTAAAGATAAAAATTATCTAAATAAATTTTGCCCAGCTAAAAATAAATTGCGGGATTATTCTGATAACGTATTAAACTTACTTGATACAGTTGTTTTACCTACTGAAAATAAAGCAACAGCACAAACTTACGGCTTAGAAATTGAGTGCTATTCTTTACCTAAAGCCCCTATAAATATTAAAGAATTAATAGAGGAAAAATATTTATTAGGTACGGCTATTTGTAAGAGTGACGGCAGTATAGGGCACAATGGAATTGAGATTGTGACTGTCCCTATGTCTTTTGAGTATATTAAAAAAACAGATTATTTTTTTAATTTTTATAAAAATGTTGAGGGTGCTTTGGGTAGTTTTTCAAGGAATTCAACGGGTGTCCATATTCATATAGGAAGAAAATTTTTAACAACATTACAACAAGCAAAAATAGTTGATTTTATAAATAACAGTATGAATTTTGATTATTTAATTAAAATTGCAGGGCGGGATTTTGTTAATGATAATAGCAATACTTATGCAAGACCACAGTTCAAAGATTATTCAATTAAAGAAGTTGCTGACTGTATCAAAAGCCGTTCAAGTTCTGACAAATACAATGCAGTTAATATTAATCATAGGGAAACAATAGAAATTAGAATTTTTAAGGGTAATGTTAAGCCCGAAGTTTTATATAGATATATAGAATTTACTGACGCATTAGTAAATTTTGTTAAAAATGTATCACTTGAAACAAATCAATATTTTAAATTTATTGAATTTGTTGAAAGTCACAAGGCAGTATATCCAATTTTATATGAGTTTAATAAGTTCAATTTTAGTAAATCTAAATCTAGTACTGGCGAGATTAAATATAAAACTAGTTTTTCTAAGGGGTATATTAAATTATTAGAGAGTAGAAATATTAAATATAAACCTACTCAATTTAAATTTTTATCTGAAGTAAAATTGTCTAAAGTTCGTAAAGCGAGAAATAGTTAAAAATTAATATGATAGTGTTTTTAAATGATAGTGAGTTAAAAAAAACCGATTTAAAGGCACGAGGGCAATCAAGTTCGCCCCACCCCTTACCTACCATACCCCCAGAAAATAAAATTTTAAAAAGTTTAATTAATGATGATGTATTAAATAAATTAGAAAAAGATTTTAACAATTTCTTTAAATGAATTATAACCACCCTAAGCATTGGATTAATACTAAATTAAATAACTTGTCGATTAAGGATATTAAAAATATTATTACAAGATTAACCCCTGATAGTACCCTGACTGAAAAAATATTAAATCAGGTTTTAATAGCCCATAATTTTAAAGAGTTTAAAAACAAGCTCTTTTCAAAAAAATAGCTACCATCAAAACGAGCTGTCTTTCCCATTTTTAAAATACTTAAATTATTATTTATCCCCTTTAGTATCTTACGGGTTAACCTCGAGTTTTACGCCCCGTAGCTGTCTAAGTTTTAAGTTAACCTTTAGCCACTTTAAGTTAATCATAGGTTAGTGACGGGTTAACCTAAAGTGTGGCTTGGTTGGTGCGAGGAAATATTCGACTTAACCCGTAGTTAGCTAAAGGTTGGTAATAATTCTAGCGACAAATCGACAAAGTCCCCCCGATGTACTGTGTACCGAGTGTAAAATAATTAGTTTTATTAGTTGTTTTAATATTGATTTAATATTGATTTTAATTTAATATTTATAATAAAACAAATCAACAATAGGGTTGCTTATGTTAAAACAAGACTACAAAGCTAACGAGTATATAACTTTTAATAGTTCTAAGGTTTTGGAATTTAAAGAGTTATATCTTAAAGCTGTCCAAAACAATAAAAAGTCTTTTGTATTTAAAGGTCGCCTATTCTTAACGGCTTTTGCAAAACACTTCTTAAACTACTTGGAAAGCAAATTTAAAACACTTCACTAGCTTATGGAAAACTTAAATTTATTAATGGATATGTTAACTATATTTTTAATAGGTAGTTTTGCATTGGTGGTGTTATGTATCTTTTTTGTTATTGATAGCTATATAACACAAAAGGCACAGTATAGGTCTAGGTTGGAAACCCATTTCCAAAAATTAAACCAAAATAAAACTAATAAAATCTTTAGGGGCTAATTTTGCTCTTGATATAGGGCGTATTAAAAAAAACAGATACGCCCTGTGTCTCTTTTAAATCAAAACATTTTTAATTAACATTTACAAAAGATAGTTTATCCCTTGTAAGTAATTGGGGATTAATGGCTATTTTATTGGTCTTTTGCCTTTGCAATTTCAACACACAACTTGGGGTTGCAGGGGGGTTTTTTGACAGTGGAGCAATCGAGATACCCTTTCATATTTTTTTAAAAAAAGTATTTGACTAACCGACAAATCATATTAAAATCAACATTGTGTTGATATTGTTAGTATTATCCCAACTGGTATACTACTGGTAACATATAGTATTGGAACTAGTTACAATACTTATACTAACCTATATCTAACCTATATTAGACTATTACTAGTAACTATTAGTATTCAGCTTAAGTATTGGTATAGGGTAAGTTATTTGTATTGAATCCAGTTATCCCCTATTGTCGACCTACCTACTGCGTGCTCCATAAACCTTTCTAGTTCAGTTTTAAGTTGTCTTTCCTTAAAGTCCTCAACTTGACTAGTACTATCTACGGCTAACTGTTCAATCCAATAAGCAACACCTATTGCAAGAGCATCTAATCTGTCGTCATTCCTTAGACAGCCACGATCTTTGGTTAACCTTGTTAATTGATAAAACAGTTGGTAGTGAGGGTCACTTGTATCAAAGTCAGCTCTTATAAGCTGTGGGCTAACAATTAGTCGGTGTTGGTTCATTAGGGGCTCTAGAGTATCTATTATCCTAAGCTCCTTTTGTTTGGAGTGACTAACTTCTTCAATAGTAACTGGGTGGTATTTGTTAACCACTGGTTTCAATAGTTGGGTAAACATTCCATCACCAAAGTTACTTTCAACAATAATCATATTAACTTCGGCATCTCTAGCCATCTTAGCTAAGTTAATTAAATTAGTTTCACTATAACCGCCTTGTAGTCCCTTACAAGTGTGTAGAAATAAGTTTCCATTAAGTTGTTTTATAATAGCAACACCCAACTCATCATTACCACGACCACTAGGGTCAATAGCCATTACTGAACCTTTATAAGCATCAAACTGTTCTGATATAAACATTGGTTTGTGATATTTGTCTCCTGTAAATCCGACACTAGGTAAATCATCACAAACATATTCTTGAGTTCCAGCCCAAGCTAATTGTATAGGAGCAATCTTGTTATCAATATCCATAACAATTAAATCAGATAACTTTAATGGGAATCTTTCTTTGTCGGACAATGTAGTGTCCAACATAAACTGTAAAGCAAACCCAGAACGACCATAAGACGCTTCTCGTTCTCTAAGTTCTAAATCAGTAAAACGTTTAGGGTCAACGGGCTCACCACTTCCAAACTTACTATTAATAATAAATGGAGCTAACTTATTTCCATATTTTGGAATACGACTTGTTTCTGGCATACGTGCCGTCCAAATCCTTACCTCATACCCTCTTGTCGGTAAGTCATTGTATAATGACATATCGGACTGGGGAGTGCCTAAGAATATAATTTTACCATTAGGAGATAACACGGCTTCAAACTCTTTTACACTATCCGAAAGTTTATCTCTCATAGTTTGTGTTAATGAGTTATTTAAACTTTCGCAGTCGTCAGAGATTATGAAGTCCGCACGTGAACCAGTGATCTGACCTGTAATCCCTACCGATTTGACACTGGGTGCGTGCGAGGCTTTTGCTAGAGCGACATCAAAGGATACATTACTTCCCCTTTGGTCAGCTCTAGGTGTTAGGTGTTTTAATATTTCTAATTCATTGATTAATCTTTTAGTAAATGTACTAAAATCATCGGCTCTGTTTTTAGAAGCAGATACGACTAAGAATTTTAAATTTGGGTTTCGTAATAAGTTCCAACACACGAAGGCACTACAAATCCAAGACTTACCAGCACCTCGAAAAGCTTGTATGACACTTCGTCTGGGTGCGTTTTGTAAAAAATCTGCAATATCGTATTGAACTGGTGTTGGTTCAATATTTAAGTGTTTCCATACTAAGTATAGGAAGTTACGAAAATCCGCTTTAACAGCGTCCATAAATGGCCTCTATTTCTTATTTAAACGCACGTATATGCACGTTTTAATTGAAGTCCTTATCTCGTACTATTTCTTCTAAATCCTCTATTTTAAAAGGTAGTTCTTCGGCTAATTTTGACACAGCATTTCCAGACTTTGGAATACAGTCTATGTTATTATCCTTAAGGAATTGACGTGCCACATTTAGGTCGGCACTTTTAACCTCGTCGCTCATTATCTTATCTAATAATTTTTGTGCTAGAAGCTCGTGTAAGTCTTCTAGTTTTTTTAATTTTTCTGACATTTACATTCCTTTAATAGTAAACAACCATAAGTCGTTTTATAAATACACATTTATTTAATTATCCAATTTTTTGGTATTACAAGAATTTCTCCAAACTCAATAATTCCTTCACTGTCTATTGAGTATGTTGCAAATGTTTTAATGTAATCCTTTGTTTCTTCAAATATCCAACCTCTTGTTATACAAGTTGCTGGTTTTAATTCTCTTATTTCTTTTTCATTTACCCAACCAGTTTTAGATTGAGCGTCTAACCAATGTAATTCTCCTTTAATTGGTTTATAAGGAAAATTATTTATCATTTTATTTTTCTGGTTTCTTTTTAAATTTATTACTTTTGGTAATAACTTTTTTAAATCTAACTATTCTTTTTAAAGGCATTACTTTTTAGAGCTAGTAAATGCGTCAATAGAGGG